GTCTAACAGGCGTCCCAGGGTTGGGAAACGCTTGATTTGACGTTCTAGTAGACAGGTCTTTTCATTTTGGACATAATGTCAAAAAGAAATTTCCTAATCTACTTATAGATCAAGGGAATGAGTACCGTTACTCCGTAGGGCAACCTATGGGGGGGCTTAGTTCCTGAGCGGGATTGGCTATAACGCACCACTGGATTCTACAATATTGTTCTCACTTAAATGGTAACCTTACCACTTGAGAAGATCGATATGAGATTCTAGGGGACGATATAGTCATTTTCGACTCGTCACTTGCCAAAAGATACTTAGAGGTTATGGAGGAACTGGGTGTTGACATTAATGTGTCAAAATCCATTTCGTCTATCTCCCTCCCTGTATTCGAATTTGCGATGAGGTTCATTGTTAACGGTACCAATGTATCATCGTTGTCATTTCAACAGGTTTTCTCTAGTTCTAGTTTAGCTGCAAGAGTAGCGGATGCGTACTCTTACACTAAATTAGGATTAGTGAAATCGGTCAATACTCTTGCTAATCTGTTCACCCGAACTATTGGTAAGAACTCTTTTAGAAATCTAAAAGAGGTTGGCCTCCCAGCTATTTCACTCTTAGGTCTACTTCATTCGAAAGAATTGGTAGAGCATAGAGTCGTAATAGAAGCTCTCATCAATCCTCGTTATGAGGAATTCGATTGAGAGAAAGCTGATTTTCAGCTTCCTCTTAGAGCAATATTACAGTTTGAGCTGGATGTTTTAAATGGCCTTTGAAATGGGACTTACCCCTTTTCAAAAGAAGAGCTCCGTAGGGAGATTGCTGATGAACTACACGCAGAATTATCTGCTATAGTTCTACAGCATGCTTTATATAAAGCAAAGATCCTACTTAAGGACTATGAAGCGTTATTGGAGAATGCTTCATCTCACTTAGTAAGACTTATCGACCACAGAGCCCCCTGACCAGAAGACGAAAAGATTCTGAAATACCAGCTGTCTGGTTTCTTTCAGGATATTATCGAAGACTGGGATAAAGATACTGATATCTTGGAGTTCGTCG